TACTTTTATTTTTTTAACATCTCTTAGGGTTATTTGGTGCACCCTTTTTTTAATTTCCTATTTATAAAATTCCTCTTGACTTCTCATAGTTGGTCTTTTTTAGCAATAAAAAAAGACCAGCTATTGCTGCTCCTGCTCTATTTGCGTTTTATTTTCAATTGTTAATAACTTTTGTGGCGGATATTCACCTGTAAGTTTAAAATAATCATTTGCACAAATGTTCCTTTTAGCAACTCCTAAGTTCAATTCATATAATTTGGCTCCACAACCACATAACTCACATTTCGTTAAAACCCTAAAACCAATAGTCCCGTCAGACATGTCCCTCCACACCTCAACTTTACTCGTATCATTGGAAACCCCTGCATTATCTAACATGTCAGCAGGTACTTGTATAAAGACTCCTGTTTCCGTTCTTTTTACGTCTACTATTCTTCCCATATAAGGAAGCGTTTCACCTTCTTGAAAAGGCATCATATAGTTAATATCCATGTTTAATCCTTCCTTTCTATCCAAGTGCGTTAAATTTCCAACCACTTGGAGTACTCACATAAAAACCCGCTCCAGCATTTCCGTCTGTAAAACGAATATGCCCCCATTGTTGGAATCCACCGCCACCTAAGTTAATCCCTTGCATTGCTCGTATATTCCTAAAGATTTTCACTTCTTTTTCAGTACTTATATCAAACGTTTGTCCGTCTGGTGCTGGAGTTATATTATTATTCACACCACCTACAGCAAGTGCATTAAACGGTTGAATACCATCTGCTCTTTCTGCTGCAGCACGATCCCAATTATACATAGATGCATATTTGCCACTGTATAGCGTTACACCACTTACACAAATCGCTGTCCCTTGTCTCATGTCAGCATTTCCAGAACAAACTTTAACAATCAATGCGTGTTGTTGCGGAATATAGTTTGTGGGGACTTTGAAAGTGAAAGAGTATCTTCTGATTTCTCCATAAAATGTAGACGGTTCAGGAAAATCCATTTTTTGTTCATTCCATATATCGTAACTTACATTGTCTCGGAATTTAACGCAGCATACTTGTAAACGCGGTTTCCCTGTTTTACGTACCCCATTTATCATTGCTGTTCTAAAATGAGCAGATAATGTGTATTCATTTCCAGGATGTATCCCATTATTCACGATTGCTTCTGGATAGTTATACATATCTACCCTTGCAGCATTCACCATTTGCTCGTAATCGAATATATGCGTATTCTTTTCTATTACGACATTTCCCCATGACTTCCAAGTAAGACCGTATCCACCTTCAAACCCATAATAATCGTTATGTCCGATGTTTTTCTTTGTAACACTAGAAAAGTCGGGATCTGCTATCAGGTTTCGTCTTGATACCGCGGTTGTTTTTGTTCCCCATTCGTCTTGGAATAGGAAATCTAGCATTTTAACAGTTACACCGTCTTTATCAATGGTTATCTTATCACCGTCAATTCTAATAAGATTCGTATCAATGCCTTTTGCAGTTAACCATTTCACCATTGTCTCGGCATTAATGGCTACCTTTGAAACATCAATTTCTAATTTTTCCGATGAAAAGTTAATAGCTGCGATGATATTCCCTTTTTTAACTTCTGCAAGGATTCCTTCATCAAGAACCTTCAGTTTAGAACCTGTTTCTTTTACATAAGCGGCGTAAGTCTCATTAATAAATTTTTCTTGTTTCTTCGATGTTATTTCGACGCCTTCTTCAGTAGCACTAATACTTCTTTCTAATTCGGTTACTTTTTTATCGTAATCTTTAGTTGCTACTCTATTAGCAATATCATCTATCATTTTATCAATATCCGTTTGATCTTTCGGATGTAACCAAAATTCTGTAGCTATAGTGCCACGTTGTAACATAGGTGCAGCACACCATAAACGCCCATTTCTTGTCACATAATAACGCCATCTCACAAACGCTGCATTTGCTGGTGCTTTGTCTGAACACACAGCTCGAACCCATGTATGATTTACAACCTGGATATTCGTTCTAGCTGTTTTAATGCGAGTTTTTTTGTCAGCAGTCCACCATTCAATTTCAATAAATGCACCACCGCTATCAATAGGTGTTTTTCCATCAGTATTGAAATAACCTGATGCAACAAATTCTTCGTTAACCTGACACTCAATAAATTGACTTGTAAGTCCCCACCAACGATCTTGAGTCTGGCCAGTAACGGTAATTGCAAAGGTATTCATGCCTTTGTATTTTAGATTCGTATCAACAGAACCAGTAGCCCCATTACCACTATTCCAAAACCAATATTTCTGTCCTAACTTAAAATCAGCATCACGCAACTCGTTGACAGTACCTAAACCGCCTACATAATCCTCAACATCTTTCTTTTTCATAGTTAATTTCAATGCTTCAGAATGTTGACCTATTGTTGTAGTAGCCTCACTGAGCGTTTTCCCTTGCTGAGTTTGTATTTCTTGCACTTTACCGACGCTTTGTGAAATACTATCCGCGGTTTTCTCTACTGCTGTTACACGTTTATCAAATCCACTCTGATTATTTTCTACATTTGTTATGGTTTCTTTAATTCCCTTCACATTTTGCTCAATCTCAGTTGTTTTTTTCGTGAACGTTTCTTTAGAAGTAACTTCATCATTAGCAGGTTGCCATGTAGTTCTTATGTTCCCCTCTTCCAATTTCGCATGATGTGAGTTTAAATTACCATCAATATTGCGTCCAGAATAATAAAACCTAATTTGAGTTACATCTTTATCTTTTGTTTTGAACGTAACAGTTAGAGGTGCGTCCTTATAATCTACATTAATCTTTAATTGTGAGTCTGCACGTACAGATTTCCATTCTTGCTCTCCGTCTGTATAAGTTATTGCCGTTTCCACACCAAACCAAGGATTTGCATTGAGTTTCGTCATTTTCCCAGTAAATAAGAAGGAAATAGTAAACGTTTTGTTTCTGTAATTAATCTTATTGGAAAGAGTCATTTGCTTACTGTCTGACCATGTTCCGGTCATATTCTGTTTGTTTAACCCTGTTTCTGAATCGCTTGCTAGATTAATTGAACCTACAGAAATGTTACTCATGTCGGTTTGTAATTGTTCAATGGTCTGCTTATTTGAAGTCGCCGTATTCTTTATTTCATTTGTTGTTTTTGTTAAAACGTTTGTTGTTTGCTTCACATCGGCAATAGTTTGTTTTGTACCTTCAACTGTATCTTCCACTGTATTTAATTTTTCAGTAATTTCATCGTCTTTTTTTGTTAATAACTCAATAGATCTAGTAAAACTCTCGTTAGTCTGTTTCATTTCAGAAACAGTTTTATTAATTTCACCTTGAGAGTTTTGTACATTTTTAATAGTTTGCGAAACTTCTTGGAGACCATTTTTAACTTCCTTGAATTGTCCATTGGTTTCACTTTGCGCTTCTTCCACTTTCTTATTTAATTCTTCTTTTGTGAGTTTAATATCCTTATTAACCTGCTCCAGTGTATCTTTTTTAATTGATTCCACATCAGGAATAAGAAGCTCCCAATCTTTCCCGTTCCACACTTTTAAAATACCTGGTTTACCGTTGCTAATATCTCTCCATAACGTCTTACCTACTATAAGATTATCAATTGGTGGATTTTTAGCTTCAATAATATTTACCGTATTATTTTTTAGGTTTTCTTGAACTTTTTCTGCCAACTCTTTAGCTACTTGAGATTCTTTTCGTATGGTTTCAATTGTTTTTTCATTCTCTTTCACCAGTTTGTTTAGCTGATCCAGCATCTCTTGTTTATTACCTAACGAACTAAGAATTTGATTATAAATCTTTCGGAATTCTTCGTTAGGATCTACAATTTCTCGATAATCTCCAAATACATATTTATCTTGTGTAGGATCAGTAAAAGATTCGTCTCCAGCTATTGCTCTTGCTTCTAAATAAAGTTTTGGTGTAAAACCTGTATCTTTAATTCGGATTGTGTCACCCTCATTAATCAATTCATGCGCTAATCCAAATACACGTCCTATGGATGCCGCTTTTACCTCATAAGAAACAGACGCATTTACACGCTTCGTCATTTCTAATTCCATTAAAGTTTTCAAACGTTCAGGAGACATATTTTCATTGTCAGTTTCCGGACTATAAAAACCGAATTTATGTTTACCTTTTTCATTCCATCGTTGAAAAGCATCAGTATTAGTGATATAAGGAAGACCATTATTAATTTTTTCTATCGTAATAATGTTATCGCCTTCACCTTTCACAAAACCAATTAAAGCTGTACAGATATTTTGCGAGTTCTCAATTCGCTTAATTCCAATTAAATCTTTCCCTAATTCAATTGTTTTCCCTGTATCCTGCCCGCGTTTTTTCATCATATCAACATACCGTTCGATATGATTCCCTACAACTTCAGTTCGATATTGAATTTCTAGTTCAAATAGAGAAGCAATCTTTTTCAAAAAACTTAATGGATCAATAAATTCATCAACGGTCATAGAACGGAAACCTTTATAAGAAATATTTCCTTTTTTCCATTTCGTTCCCTTAAGAGCTATATCTACATACTCTGCTACTGTTTTTGCTTCAAACTTTTGCGGATCAATATAATTTGCTTTACCAAGTAAAATCCATTCACCAGACGCGTAAGTTGTAAGGGATCTATTATTAGAATCTTTTTCTGTTTCAGTAATTGTGTATGGAACAATTCGTCCACCCCTTACCTCTTTTAAAACCAAATTTTGTTGCGTAAGCGCTGCGGCTTCTTTTGTACCATCAAAAACCGTAAAATCTAGCTTATCAACATTATTTTTAATCTCCCAATGCCTATTGTCATTCCAATAATCCTTTGATTGAATCGCTCCGATAATTTGATCTGTTTGTGAATCAACAACATGTAATATTCCACTTGGTGTTCTCATCTAAATCGCTCCCTATATTTAACCTTTGCTGTTCCTATATCGGAAGGTATGATTTCAAGTTTATTCGTACCTTTATTAATAACAGGAAAATTACTAAAAATATCTTTTATGTTAATAGCGTTTTTCCCTTCAATACTGACATGACTGCTTTCTGTATCAATCACAACTTTGTCACCAACATCGACTATATAAGGCGGTGTATTTTGATTATTTAAGTTCACTTTCCAAAATTTCAAATCGGAAACTGTCATCGCTTCTACTGGCGGAACATCTTGCCACTGCATGATACTTATCTGTATTTGAGCTGCTTTTTCCATATGTTTATTGTCTTTATCGGTCCATCTTGCAAAGCGCTCTGCATCATCTTTTTCTGTTCCAGGAAGAAATTTTGAAATATAAGCCTCCCAATCATTACCGGTTCTAGCGATCCACAACCTACCATAATACTGATTCCATGTATTCGGATAATCACCACTCTCATAAATTAAACCTGTTTTTCCAGGCTTATTATCATATCCAATTACCATCGTTCCAAAATTTTGTTCAGCTTGCCAATAGAGGTCATTCATGGCAATTTTTGAAAGAACTTTGCTGTTTTCATCGAGTATCGCTATCTCAACTCGTCCCATTTCATTTATTTTTTTACTCTTACATGTAACGTGGGCTTGCATAATAAAATCTTGTACTGGCCCACCAGGGATACTCTTTTTAACAGCCGCGCCATGCCATCCATTACCCGAGCCATAGTCCGAACAATAGAATTGGTAACTATCTGTTTTCATTTCACCAACTGGATTACCATCTTCCATAGAACTAACCTTACTCCACCCTACAGTTGTGGACATTTCATCCCATATAAGACGTTGATTTCTTTCTACAGGCAATTGCTCCATTTTTAGTGGCATTCCAATACGAAAATAATCTGGTTCCTTTTCGTATTTATCTTCAAACCATACATCTAAAAAAGTATGTGGCTTTTTAATATCAATTTCAATAATCGGATTGGAATGCACAGAGCCTTTGTTTTGGACATTGGCAATTAACCCTCGACCTTCATTTTCAAAATCAACCGTTTTCTCATTTCCTAACTTATAAGGCATTGGGCAAACAAAGTTCAAAATACCTTTACCTAACGTAACAAAATCCTCTGGATCAAAATCTTCATCAATAACCGCTAAGTATGTCCTATCAGGTGTTACATCAAAGACTAATTCAACAGGTTTTTCTGTAATTAACCACTCTGCTATTTCTTCTTTTACTGTTTCTAAGTCTGATCCATCAGGAACGATAATTCCGACTGGAACAGGTAAAACTCGCATTTTAGTTTCTGTCGTTAATAATCTTGCACCTGGATAACCTGGAACGCTTAAAAAGTTCCGTTTTAACGGAGCCCACGCTGGTTTTTTCCACCCTTTTTCGATTTGAATACAATCCTTGCGTATATTGTTAAATGTAAAAGAGCTCACGTTGCCACCTCATTTCTTTTCAAATTAAAAGAGACTCAAACTTAAAAGTCTGAATCCCTCTGTGTTTCTCGTTCTTGATATTCGGTTGTATAGCGATATGTACCACGCGCTACATCTCGTCCCTCTAAAACAACAGGAACCTCCACAACGAAATCTCCACCAAGCATTGGAATGACTCCACCACCAGATGATCCCGAAGAATAATGAATCACTTGATTCGCAACACTAGCTGCCATCGCTTGTCTACTATTTGACATATTTCCATACACACCACTCATAACACTCTTTAAACCTGATAATTGATTCATGGAATTAGCCATCATCCGACTCATGTCACCCATTAGTTGATTCATAGTTCCAGTGATACCCAGTGATCTTTCTTTTGAAGATAACGGTGTAACCGTGATGGAATTCCCTCTTTTGGTAAACAGTTCAGGGCCTTTTTCTCCAGTAATAAATGAGCCATCTCCTACAGGTTTTCCACCTTTCGCAAGCATTGGTACATGTGGAATAGTCGGCGCGCTAACTCCTGGTATATTGTTTAGTAATTCTGCTGGTGTATTAAAGCCATCTATAAATTTATTTATGATACGAATAATTCCATTGATAGCTGTACGAATACCACTTTTAATACCATCCCATACGCCTAATACCGCTGATTTCATGCCTTCAAACGCTCCACTAACAGCATCTGTTACCCAACGAACAGGAGTCATAATGGCTTCTTTTAATCCATTCCAGACAGAAGATGCGGTTGACTTGATACCTTCCCAAATGTTTGAAAGTGTAGATTTAATACCATTCCAAATACTACTGCTTGTGCTACTAATCATGTTCCAAACCGTTGAGATGGCTTCTTTGATGCTATTGAATACAGAACTTGCTGTAGAAACAATTGCGTTCCATAAGCTAGATAGATAGCTTTTAATCGTATTCCATACTGCACTTGTTGTGGAGCTAATCGTATTCCATGTATTCACAATCCAATCTTTTATTGAGGTGAATATCGGTGTTACAAAAGCTACTAACCCGTTCCAGCACGATTGTAAGAAATTCTTAACAGCATTCCATACAGACATTGTTGCTGAACTGATTGCATCCCAAACGGTTGTAACTGTATTTTTAATCCACTCAAATACAGTTGTCGCAATTGAAACGATTCCATTCCAACAAGTCGTTAAGAAACTTGTAAGTGCATCCCACACCGCTGTAGCTTTTTCTTTAATAGATTCCCATACCGAAGCTAAAAACTCTCGTATAGACTCAAAAATTGGAGTGGCGAAATATAAAATAGCCGTCCAAATTGCTTGTAAGTATTGTGTAATAAAACTCCATACAGTTTGAATCACTGTGGAAATGCCGTTCCAAATCATAGAGAAGAAATCAGCAATTCCTTGTAAAATAGGAGTTAGAAAGGCAACTAGTCCATTCCAAGTATTAATGAAAAACTCACTAATCGCTGTCCACACTTCAGAAGTAGTTTGACTGATGCCATTCCAAACTTCTGATAATGTTTCAACTACTCCATCCCAAATTCCAGTCAAATATTCCACAATAGAATTCCATATTTCTGTAGTCGTTTCAACAATAGAATTCCATATTTCAGATAAAGACTCAACTATCCCATTCCATACCTCTATTAAGTATTCTTTAATTGAATTCCAAACTTCCGATGTTGATTCACTAATGCTATTCCACGTTTCGCTGGCCCATTGTACAATCCCATCCCATATGCTTACTAAAAATTCTCCAATTGCATTCCAAGCATCAATGGTCCATTGTTTGATATCATCCCAATTTTTATAAATTGCAACACCTAGAGCGACAACAAGTGCTACTATTATCGGAATAATAGCAACCAACCCTGTCATCGCCCATCCTATACTTGTTATAACAGCAACTATTGGTGCTAAAGCCATGAATGCTCCTGCAATTACACCAATAGCAACAGCAATCGCTGTTAACGTTGCTGCTAATTCAGGATTATTAGAAATCCATTCAGCGAATTTAGAAACAAGATCTGCTATAACTTCAAGAACAGGCTGAAGAGCAACCTGTAAATCTTGCATTGCTTGTTGAAATTTAACCGCTGGAGATGCATCTATTTTAGAAGTAGCACCCTGTAAGTCTTCTACTCCTTTTTTCAAATCGACTTGTTTACCTTCCGCTTTCAAAATGGTGTCGATGATTTTCTTCCCTTGGTCTTCCCAAAGAGTACCGAACATCTTCGTGCCAAGTGCATTTCTGTCTGTTGCATTTTCAACACCAGCTAAAGCCTTCGTTGCTTCAAGCATAGCCTTTTGTCCATTTTCACCACCGCCAGCAATTGCCTGACCCCATTTTTCAAACTGATCCGCCGAGATTTTTGTTTTATCTAAAACCTCTTGCATAGATTTATCTACACCTGCACCAAATTCGGCCATTTTAATACGACCTTCTTTTACACCCGATATGTTCAACAGGATTCGCAACATCCTGCCAGTTCTCTTATGAACTTCTGTACATCACTATACAGACCAGACTATATCATCATCTTTTATATAAGATGCTCCCCATTTCGAATGTCATCAGCTTACACCCTACGCTTTTCAGCTAGTCGTTGCACGTTCCTTTGTTAAAGGCTTCGCTCAGTATTGTCTCTTTTGAGAGTTCCACTGAATTAAAGGAGTTTTCTATGAATGTCGCCACTCATAGGGACAATCATTTATCCAATAGGTTATCGATATTCCAACTTTTAGTATCTACTCCTGCTGACATGATTCCTTGGACTTCTTTAGCCGAAAATCCAGCTTGAATCATTTGATCTCCATATTCAGCAATAATATCTAATTGTTCTGGTGGAAATCCTGTTTTTAATAATGTATTCACTAGCCCCAATGCTTCCTCGTTCGTAATACCTAACGTTGCACCAATCTCATTGGTTTCTTGTATAAGTTCATTAAAATCAATTCCAGCGTAGGATGCTGCAATAGTCGCTGCCCCTTTAACCACAGCGGCATTTGTTTCATCAGAAGCATCTTTATTTAATGCCCATTGTCTGCGAACACCTTCTAATGCTTCTTCAGCGTCAATACCATAAGTACTAACGCCCCTAATCGCTTCTTCCACTGATTTTTTCGAAGACTCTGGAACATCAAAAGTGATATCAATCTTAGTTTTCAATTTTGACATATCCATTGCTTTTTCAACTGCTGTTGCGATTCCGCCACCAGCTGCCATTCCACCAATGACGTTTTCGAGTCCTACTTTGAGTCCTTCAAACTTCTTCTCTGTTCTTTCGGCTTCTTGTTGCAAATCCCTTAACTCATTTCGAACTTGTTGAATTGAATTTCCAGCATCCACAGATCGAAGAGCACGTTGTAATTTTTCAATATCGGCTTCTGTTCCTAATGCTTCTCGTCCAATAATCCCAATCGCTTGTTCTAACTGTCGACTTGTAGCCGATCCACTTTTAATTGCATTTACAAGACGATTACCTAATGCCCCTGCAAAATCATCCACGCTTTTGCCTGTAGCGCTAAACAACGTTTCTAATTGTCTTGTTGAACTTGCCACATTTTCTTGTTCAGCTTTCATATTACCAAGCTTATTTTTCAAACCATCAAGTGACCCTTGTGTAAATTCAATTTCACGTCTAAACGCACGATATTGTTCTTCCGATATCTTTCCGTTTTGGAATTGCGCTTGAACCTGCTGCTCCGCTTCTTTTAATTTATCGAGCTTTTGTGTAGTGTTTTCAATTTGTTGTGTAAGCAACTGTTGTTTTTGGGCTAATGCTTCCACATTACCAGGATTAAATTTTAAAAGGCGCTCTACCTCTTTCAGTTCGGTTGCTAAGCTATCACTCTGTTTATTTACATCTTTTAAAGCGTTTTGTAACGGCTGCGTATTCCCACCAATTTCAATCGTAATCCCTTTGATTTTTCCTCCAGCCATTCTTTCACCCCTTTCTTAGAATGAATCAAAGTCTTTTTGGTTTGCTTTTCTGACTTTTTCTTTGTCTGGATTCTCCATTTCAGCGAATTCTGCAATATAATCAAAACAATCTCCAATTGTCATGACTTCCAAATCCCAATGCGTTAATTTCGCTTTATAACAAAGAGCAAGGAACGTATCAGTGGTTAATTCTTCATCACTGAACGTCCCTTGCTCTCCATTACTTTTCTTTATTTTTTTTTTGCGCCCATCGTACTTTGAATCATATCCATAATTTCTGGAATAATCTCTGAGATAGGGAATTCATCAAAACCGTCTAACCATGTAATTGGATCATCAATTTCTGGATTTGCTGTTTTCGCATATAACCAAACTAAATCATATACAACTTCAAAATCTAGCTTACTTAAATCTGCATTTGCTAAATCAATAGTGGCTAGTGAACCCTCTTGAGGATTTGAAGGAGACAAAATCCCTAACTTAAACATATCAGCAAATAAATCACGTCTGAATTGCGCTTTATATCGTTTAACAGTAGCTGCTGTACTTTTTAATCGGACTTGTTTTCCGTCTATTGTAATTGTCTTTTCCATTTACTATTACGCTCCTTTTGGTGCTGCTGGTGTTTTTACATATACTTTTTTGTACCAGTCGTTATAAATTGCTTGTGTTGTTTTAGCAGTCGTTTTCGTTTTAACCATTGGTCTTCCACCAGGTACTAAAACAATTGGGCTAGAAACAAACTTCAGTTCATTTGTATTTGGTTCAGCCGAACTTGTTTTTGTTTTAGATGCAAGTGTTGGACGACTTGCTGAACAGTTATACATAACATGTCGTGTTGCATTGACATCACCATCAAACTCAAATAATAAAGCGAATGGTTTTCCTTTTGCATCAGCCAATTCATTTAATACACCATCCGTTTCGTCTAATTCTTCACCGAGTGCATCAATAGCAAATTTTTCTGGGATAGTAGCAATACTTAATGTTCCATCGTAACCCTGATTATTACTTGCCGCGTAATAAAGCATGTCATCTGCATAGAATTCAATTAAATCACCGCGTGGCTCAAATGTTAGTTCAACTCCACCAGGTAATGGAATTGGTGTCCCAAATGTAACTAAGAAATCTTTACTATCAAATGGCACGTAATGTACATTTTTCAAACCGAATGTTACCTTGTTTTCATTCATTTACAACAACCTCGTTTCATATGTTTTTTGAAATAATTTCTCAGATTCAATAAAAATCCCATACGAGTCATAAGGTATTTCATGATCGTCTAGGACCTTTTCCAACTTGGCTTCTGCAACCAAGTCCTTTTTTGTGGTATAAAGTTCGATATTTACATCATTTATCTTGTGATAGACCTTATTATCAGCCATTAAATTTGCTGAACCATCCACAAGAAAACAGATATAAGGCGGCTCCGGAACTGGATTACCAGGTGTTGCTGTGAAATGCGAATAAGCCACAGGATAACCTGTAGCTTCAAGAATTTTTCTAAATTCTCCTAATGTTACTGTCATGATTCAATTGCCCTTTCAATACGTTTTGGCAATTCATCAATTACATACTCTTCAACTGGACGAATATGTACTTTCTCTGGTACTCGTCCACCAGCAGCTTTCGCATGACCATTTTCTAAAAGATGCGTCAATTGCCCTTTTGTATTATGGATAACAACAGCTTTATCAACTTTTTTCTTTCGCCAGCCTTTTCGATAACCACCTGTTTTTTTAGGACTATTTTGTCTTAACTTATCTACAGCGATATCAGCTACATCTTCTTGTGCATTTGTTAATTCTTCTTCCACAACATTTGCATATCTTTGTAATTCTCTAGCAAGCTCTCCCGCAAAATCGTTCATATTAAACATGCTCCTTTGCGATAATAGTCAATGTTTGATACATTTCATCATCATTCATTGGCGGTTCGATAATATCAAAGATACGGCCTTTCATATTGATTCGCATTTCTTCTGTAATATCAGAAGTATAAGGAATCACAAAACGATAAACCCGTGTAGCTTGTGAAGCTGAAGCTTCAATGTACTCGGAACCTTTCATCGTTTTTATCATTGACCAGGCTTTCTTTAATTCTTGCCAAGATGTTTCGATTACTTGATTTAATTCATCTTTTATTACTACAGGTTGCTCAATACTAATTCGATTCCTGAAATCACCTGTATTCAGCGGTTTTTTATACTGAAAAGGACGCATATTAATCACCGTCCAACTTAATTGCTTCTAAAGCTTTTCCAATGCTTAAACTATTAATCTGGCTTAAAAAATTCTTATCAAAATACTCTAAGGCATCGTTATAAACATAACGAGAGCGTTCAAAGACTAATTCCTTGAACACCTCATCAATATTAAGATCATAATTACCACAAACCCTAGTTAAATCTTTATTGGATGCAAATAGGATGCGTCTTAGGTTTGCATCTTCATCATCACCTAATCGCATCCTATCTTTGAATTGCTGTAATATTTCATTTGAAATTACCTTATCCATTCACATCATTCCTTATTTAGTTGCTGGTGGAGTTGGTGGTGTAAAAGAAATTTTCAAATCATAAACAAGAGCTGCTTTATTATCTTTTGGTTTACCATTAGCAAACTGTTTGATTGTATAAAGCGTAGCATCTTCAATCGCTAATGTTTGGTCAAACTTTTTAAGTTTGTATCCACCTGCTATTGCTGCGATATATTGTCCTTTCACAAAGAATAATGCTTTTCCAACTGGAACTTCTTCAGATTCAACAGTTTGAATGTTATAAGGTAATGCCATTACCCATTGGCCATTAGCCGTTTGAATTGTGTTACGTGCTTGTACACCAATTGCATCTACAGGATTGACAACCATCACAATTTTATTTAACACTTTACGGGATTTTCCTTTCCCATCAACAGATAAAGCTTTTACTACTTCATAAAGCTCACCAGCAATTACTTCACCATTTTCAGAAGGAGCAAATGTTAGTGTACCGGATGATTTTTTATCAGTAACCGCACCTGTAGTTGCATTTACATCTTTCATTAAACCTACAGGTTGATGCGCTACTGATCCACCACCATTTACAAAGCCAAACTCTAAACCAACAGAATAACTTTCTACTAATAATGTTCGAACATAACGCTCTACCCATACTGGCCCTAATTCGAGCATGTCATTTGGAATAGCACTAAATGCAGTTAATTTAAGTTGTCCAATTTGTTCTTCTCTAAAGGCTGCATTTATTTGCCCTCTAATATCACCGAATAATTCTCCCCATGCATACGCTTTTGTTGCGTCAGAATAAATAAACTTCGTTACTGCTCCTAAATCTTGCATTCCAATTGCTTCAAGTAATGGATGTTCAGTTACTAAATCTTCAAATACACGTTCTTGTGTAGTATAAGGAAGAATTGAATCATCCTTAAATCCCCCATCTTGTACAACTGCATTAAAGAATTTACGTTCTTCAGACGTTAAAACGTTTTGTCCACGTGACGTCAAAATTTGAGCGTCTTGCGCTTCGATACGTGCTTGTGCTGAAATCTTTTCTGATAAATCCGTTACAAGAGTATCAAACATATCATCAAATGCAGCAGATAAATCCTCCATTTTTGTATCTTCCGCTTTCACCAGATTCATATATGCTTGTTTTTTCGCTTCAAAGTTTTCCATTGTACCTTTAATTTTCATAACCATAATTGTTTCCTCCTAATTTTTGAGAATTAAAAAAACCTTTTCCGTTTTTGATTACCCTCCACTTGTAAATGTGGTGGTTCTGGATTAGGTTTATTTGATAAATTCATATTTTGTTGTAAGTTATTCGTTACCCTATTAATAATCTGTTCCAACTGTTCATCAGTAATACCACTATCACTTTCTCGATTATCAAATTCTACTTTGTCAGCAAAACCTTCTTGTACTGCTTGTTCAGCAGTAAACCACGTTTCAGCTTCTAATAAATCTGTAATCTCTTCACGACTTTTACCTGTTTTTTGCTGATAAATTGAAACTATCGACTCATCATATGCTTCGAGTGCATTCAATGTTTTTTGAATATCCTGCTTGTTTCCATAAGCTATTGTTGACGCTTCATGAATCATCATTCGTGAGCCTGTGCGCATAACAATCTCGTCAGCAGCCATTGCAATAATCGATGCAGCAGAAGCTGCTAGTGATGTAACTTCCACAATGACTTTTTTATCTAAGTCCTTTAAGTAATTATAAATCTCAACACCTTGATCGGCATCGCCACCACCACTGTTTAGTTTAATTTTAACTGTAGATGCTCTAACTTCTTTCAAAGCGCTTCTTACACTTTCAGCACTAATAGCATCGTACCACCAACTGCTACTACCGATATAACCTGATAACACCATTTCGTGCTCATCATTTTCTGGATTAACTGCATTAGAAAACTGATAAGGAATATGTTGTATTTTATTTTTCATTCTTATCACCTCCTTCAATTGAATTTGCAGATTGATAATTCTTCGTAATTACAAATTCGTCTAGTTCTGGATTATTAGAGCGTTCAGCACCAAACAACTTCCTCACCTCATTTCTAGTGAATGCACCACTTGCTACTAATTTATCAACAGCCTCAGCATGATCTATAATATCTTTCTCTTTCACACCAGTTACTTCAATTTTTTCTCCTAATAGGAAGTTCTTTTTTTCAATTAATTTCGCATTTAATTCATCTTCAATCTTTTTAATTAGAGGACTAATACAGAATTTTATATAGGCTTTAATTGATGTTTCGTAGTCTCCCATATCACCACGAACTAATGCCGTAGGAATACCTAAAATATTAGCCACATGATCTATTAAATCTTTTTTTAATTTAGATAGTTCCTCTACAGACCTTCCATTATTTGAACCATCGGCAATTTCCGTATAATTAAAACCCTTTATCTTTGGAACAATTGCAAAAGCATTTTTACGAAACGCCCCAAACAATTTATCCATAAAGCTTTGTAATTTAGTAAGGTTTTCCCCTTCCAAATTCTGTGCAGATTCCATCTCAGCGGTTGCACGTATTTGATTAGAAAACATATTTGTCTCAATCATACGACTAAACAGTTGAGTGTAATCTTTAAATATTCCACTCATGAATTTTGTCAATTCTTCATTGTTATAAGTAATGTAGATAACCTCGTCCATTTGAAATGACCTTTGAAACGTGTAATCCTTTACGGTTACATTTTTAAATACATCAGGGTATACTGCATATTCAACACGGTCAAAATGATCAGCAATGAGTAAATCATTTTGATCTGTAAGAATTGCCAACACTTCATTATCAAGTATCAATTTGTACACAAAATCTTGCCAAAAGTCAGCGGCACTTTGATCTGTATTCGGTCTAATATTCAATAAGTAATGCCAGTCATTATATTGACGTGTATCCTTTTTCATCATCCGAAATTCAGACAGCGAAACGGTTCGAGCAATAAAATTAATACAAGTTTCTAAAGCTACTTTTTTTAAATACGCTCTTTGATTCGTTTCAATACCAAAGAAATCAAAATCATTTAGCATCGTATTAATCTCTTTATTTTTACCAAGTACATCCGACAACCAACTCATATTTCCTCCTCACCCCTTTCTTAAAAGTTTAATGCATTCAGCAAGTCTAGCGCTGCGCCAACATCTGTTTCTCTTACCTCATCCGCTCGATACATAGCATGTACAAACGCCTGGAATCCATCTGTTTTTCTACGAACTGGTTCTTTCTTCTCATACATTTTATTTCCATCTTTTTTAATAACAACGAGTACATTATTGGTATACCAACGCATTAACGGATTATCACCAAATACAATTTGACGATGTGCGAATGCAACTTCAATTCTAGGAGCAAGCAAACCATGAATAGCTCTCGGATTTCTAATTACTTCAACTTCAAATCCAGCGTCCTCAAAAAGTGTTCTTAATAAATCTGCACGATAATTATCCATTATGATTTTTTTGATATCATAATAGTTTCGCATTTCAACAAACCAAGCAACGATGGTATTTGGATCAATTGTTTCGCCTTCCACAACTGTCAGAAGATCTTGCTCTTCCCATTCTCGAATTGGTGCAAACTTCTTCTTACCAGCTATTTCAGCATCCTGTTTTTTCGAATAACTATAATATTTATCAACGAATTCCTTTCTAGCATACGAATGAGATTTCCATAAATAATCACCCTTACTTCTAAAAAGTAATCCACATGATGCGAAATCACGAATACTTGCATAATCAAGCGCACCAATACATTCATGACCTCGTAAATCTGGCAATTCACGATTAGTTGCTGCAATCTCTTCCCATTTTGCAACTGACCTTTCTAAATCTGTAACAGGTAAATTCATTCGTTTTGTCATGAACTCTTCTCTATTACTTGGGTCATCTTCTAAATCTTCATATTCTTCTTTTATAGTTTCAAGTAACCCCTCAGCATATTCGCTCAATGGTTTAGATAACATAGGATTAGCAAGTTCCCAATTATCAATATCATCCACTTCAGTTTCATCATTCAATTTACAGATAAAAGGAAAGACAGCATTCGGACGTGCTTCACCGTTCAATACCTTCATTGCCTTTTCTTTTTGCTTATCTAAGAAACCGTCACGAACATATCCATCTGTACCAATATAAAATTCACGTGGGTTTTTCTTTTTCCCTAAACCACTGATATGAACGCGGACATCTTTATTACTTTCGTATTGATGTATTTCATCAAATACAACCGCACCATCACGCAAACCATCTTTTGTATCACCGTTTGAAGTCCTAAACTTCAGTACACTTTCAGTAGCCTTTGAAACCGTTTGAGTTAACGTCGTTTTAAAGGCTCTTTTCAAGACCTCATTCTTCTTCACACATTTATGAACTTCATCAGGGCTTGTTTTCGCCTGTTCTTCACTATTCGCAACAACTGAAATGTTATACTCTGGAATGCCATGTAATTCACTAATTAAAAAATGAATAATAACAGAAATCAGACCATTTTTACCGCCACCACGCCCTAACATCCATAGGAATTTACGATAAAATACACGTCCATTTTTCTTATAAAACAAAAAGACGAATGCTATTAAGAATTTTTGAAATGGTTGCATCGGAAAATACCACTTCTCACCGAAGTTAATACAATCCTCAATCATTTCATCATCAAAATACAAATCGTCTCTATTTAAAACGTATTTTTCTAGATATCCAATTAACAGTTCTCTTTCTTTATTGAACTTCACTTTCCCACTTCGATAAAGTTCAATATATTCTTCTACATATTTTTGCTTAATCATGTAAGATCACTTTTGTTATATCCTGTATCAGGGTTAGTATTTTTAACAACAAACTTTATATCTCTCCCTAACGCAATTAAAGAACTGTTAATTTTATTCCTCTCACTTATAAGAGGGTGGGCCTTAACGAAAACTTGAGTTCCATTTTTGATTGTTACGGATTCCCCTTCTTTAGTTATCGTTTTATTAATTTTTCGAAATGCTTTAACTAGATCAATATAGCGTTCCACCTTTTCAACTTCAACTAAATCTGTCGTATCAACACTATTCATTAACTGTTCCTTTAACCTTACAATACTAACAGCCATCTACCCACCCCCCCTTACGCGCGTATTTTCGAAAAAAACCTGTCAGTTAACCCCCTCCTCCGGTGCCCCTTAGACGAAATATTGATGAAATATTTTAAGGGGGGGTGTTATTACCGAATCATTTTTACCACTTTTCATCGTTTTCCCATTTGTTGATTTTCTTTTTGAATGTTCTACCGTGTTCTTTATTGTGGCAATCCACACAGATTGTTTCTAAATTATCTATTTCTAATGCAAGTGCTGGATGATGTTCAAGCTCTTTTATATGATGGACAACGAGTTGAATCTTCTTACGTTTTGCACTCTCGCTGTATTCATTCGTGTCTGTTTGTACTCGGCCATTACGTTTACATTCCTGGCACTCATAGTTGTCACGCTTCTTTACTTGTTCTCGTATACTCTTCCACTCACCACTGTCATAGAACTTACGCTTCTGCTGTTTGGTTTTGTATTCCTTCATTACACATTACACCACCATCTGCACACCACTTACAGCGTAATCCATCCTTTGATTTTGCTATTCGTTCACTATACTGTTCCGTATATCCACATGCTTTACATCTAAACTGTACAATCTTTTGTACCCTTTTACTTCTTAATAGATCGTCTATTAGTTTGTTCATTAAACTTATATCGGCTTCTCTCTTTGCTGCTGGTGTTAGATTGTTATGAAATCCTTCTATTACTTCAATTAAGATTGGCAACTTCTCTACATCTACATACTCTTCAATATCATCTACCCCAACCGAATGTATAAGCGTACTAATCGCAATTGCTTTCTCAAGTTTAGTTAATTGCATCTATCCTCACCCCTTACACTTAAATCCTTTCTCCGTCTGTCTCTTTCTAGTAATTCTTTTATTGATGTTTGTTCCAGGTATTCCACGGAATAAAACATAGGTTTCCCACCATACAGCTTGTAATACTTAACATCTATTCCAGCTTTTTTATGCGCTTTTTCAAGAGGTTTAAGGTATTTGATATATGCTTTCTTATCAATGAGCATAAGACCAAGCGCAGCAATCTTACCATTTAAAACGCTGTCCAATTATCCTCACCCCTTATCTTCTAATAAACTAGCAATCATTTTATTTAGTACACTTAATGTTGCTTCTCCACACTCTTTCTCTGTTGCACTGTTTACTATCGGTCCGAATTCTTCTTCTAATAGTTGTAAGTCGACATGTTTAGCAAGCACATCCTCACCTACAGCTATAAGAATTGAACTAACAATACCTATCTTCTCAAGTTTAGTTAATTGCATATACCCTCACTCCTTATTTATCAAATGCAACACGTTTGCGCTTATCTTTCCTTAACAACAAATATAATTTATATCTGAATGTTTGAATTACTATCATTAATACGTTTGACAATTTCTGAAGCCATCGTCTTACCATTTAAAACGATGGGACATTCTACTGTAATATCTTTCAGTGCGCTCTTTCCCTTAAACCTACTCATAACCTTTTCCAACTTCTCCAATGCAGCCGTACATTCATTAGCAGCTTCCGTTACTTCTTTAATTCCTTTTAATGCTTCAGTTGTTTCAACATTTAATTCAATTGTTAATCCTTGAATATTCTTTTTTGCATCATGTGATTTTTGTGTATATTTGTTCATTACCCACACATCTACAAAAGCACCATTACATTTTGGACAAACTGTTACTTCTTGATATTCTTCTTTAGATGGATGATAAACTTTATCCATATGACCACATACTAAACATTTAGCCTTATTAAAATACTTTTTCCCTTCATTCACCTTACTCACTCCTTATCTCTATCTATATACTCACGCTTTTCAGAATCCCAAACCTCACAATAGTCGAAACGTTCTTTTTCTTCTTCATACCATTTGATTGCTTCGTGCTTAGAATTAGTTGTTGTATGAATATCAGCAAATCCACCGCAAGGATAATACTGATCGAATCCCAAACACCAATATCTATCATTTAAATTGATTTCGTCCATCCTTCATTCTCCTTCAATCAATTTCTTTTACTTCTTCTATCGCATATACTATAGCATCCAAAATATTTTCCCCATCTACCTTTTTATTTAGAGATTTTTGTAAATTATCAACCGTAGCTTTTAAGCCCTCTACAGTTTGAGATAATCCTTCTACCGTTTCCTTTAACTCCTGATTATCGGTAAATAATTGATTAATCTTCTTTTTCAATATGATGTTTTGTAATAACGCATCCTTCATTACTTACACGCACCACCTATATAATTTTTACATAATAAAAAGCACCCAAATCGGGTGCTCGATATACTGATATTCATTAAGAAAATATATAAAAAAACAGAGAAATTCACTTCCACCTCTTGATACGCATCGCGATGCGTGTTATAATAAATATAGAAAGTTGAAAGGAGGTAATAACGATTTCTAGTAGGGAAGTAATTAAGAGGTTAAAAAAAGAAGGATGGCTTATAGCGAACATTGAAGGCAGCCACCATCAGTTCAAACATCCTTCTAAGGTTGGCAAAGTAACCGTGAAACATCCGTGCAAGGATATTCCCAAAGGTACACTTCGCTCAATCTATAAGCAAGCGTGTTGGTTATAAACCGCCCCTTGCTTTCCCTAATTATACAAGAAATCGTTATAAAAACAAATTATGAAAAAAGACTATTATGTTTATCCCGCTATCCTTGAAAAGTCGTCAGATGGTTACGGTATTTACTTTCCAGACCTTCCTGGTTGCGTTTCTCATGCAGATACACAAGAAGATGCTTTAAAGGAAGGTAGAGAAGCATTAGGACTTCATTTATATGGTATGGAAAAGGATAATGAATCAATTCCCGAGCCGACACCAATTGATAAATTAGAATTAGATAAAGACGAAAATTCTTTTTTAATTGATGTTTGGATGCCACCACTTAGAAATAAAGACAAAACAACTTATAAAAGAAAAAATGTAACTCTTCCTTCTTGGTTAGAAGAATACGCAACTCATAAAGGCGTTAATTTTTCCGAGATCCTTGTAGAAGGTTTGGAAATGCATTTGGGCATTAAAGATAAAAAGAATACACCATAAAGGACGCCATGAGCGTCCTCTTTTTTTATATAAGATATTTGTTACTCATATTCATATTTTTATTCTTCTTTGAACCGACACTATAGATAGGCACGTATCAGCTCAAAGAAGAGCAAAAGCTCTCCTTATGAACCGTTTAGTTATTTTTGTATTCCTGCATAATCACAATTAGATTTGAAAGTTCTCTTTGTAATTACGTACTCGCCCTATAAACGCCAGTTCATTCAAACAGACATCCATAAAGCTTTATTCGGTAACCAACCCATTAAAATTTTACAGTTACTATTAAAAATAGAAAAGAGCAACCATGCACCAGTCGCTCTTACGTAAAATTCTATGCTATTACTATAATTCATTTTTTCAATAGATACCATATGTAAAACTTACTGTAAGAAAAGTGTAAGTTCCTCAGCAAGCTTTATCCTTCTAGAAATTTCAGCATGCTTCTGATATACATAACTACTACTATAGCCTAATTCCCTAGCTATAGATTCTAATGTTTTTCGCTGCACATACTTACCAAATAGAATTTTATTTTCTAGTCCTTCAAACTTACTAATTAATATTTTGAGGTCGTACTGATCGTTCATCTTATTCGCTAGTTCATATTCTATAGCCGCTATGTGTTCCTCTATTTTCGCACCATCTGAATCAGCAGTTAACTTATACTTTGATAAATCACCAACACTCCAACGCATTAATTCTCTTTTACTTCTATGCAATTTATTTTCTAAATAAATAATTTCATCTTCCAACTTTTTATAATCTTTAAACCATTCAAACAAGGGTTGGCTCACCTGCTTCCTCTTTCACCATGTAAACTCATTTCTTCATGTTACGTTTATTTAACTGTTTTCTTAAATGCCCGTAACTCACATTAAACTTTTTAGCAATTTCAATATATTTCATTCCATGTTCTTTAAGTTTCATGGTATCTTCACAAATTTTATTCCATTCGTCTTCTGTTCTTTGTATGGATGTTTTAACAAAAACTTTACCACCCAAAACAACCCCTATTTCATTCAATCTCTTCCCTACTTCACACTTTGTCCAACAATACACAAAATCACGAGAACATTTATTGTCACACTGACGGCAATGATTATCTGTTAATCCTAGTATTTCCATCCTCGCTTCTTTTGGACTCATATAGTAACCATTCCTAACTTATCTACATGATATAAATAATCAACAGGTGCTCTATTAGTTTGTGGTACTATATACGCTCTTTTCTCAAATTCCTCTCTTGGAATAGACTTTCTTCCTCCATCATAAAGCATAGCTTCATAGTATTCTGCTACTACAGAAACAGGAACAAAATAAATAACCTGATCCGTTCTGAACTCTATTAAAAAGAAACAAATTGCTCCCTGTTCTTGTGTATCCTTTAAATAGTCAATTTGATGTCTACTTATATTATCTAACGGGAAGCTTGTGGTTTTTTCAGTAGATTTCGCTTCAAAATAAACAGCTCTTCCTTTGTACACACCGTCATAATCTACTGTAGATTTACTTTCCCATGCACTTTTAGTTATATTGCCTTTCTTATCTGTCTTTATCACTTTTATTGGTGTAGGGCGCTTATTAAATACTCCTACATTCGCCGCTTTATACATACGGCATGTATTGTTTAATAAAAGCTCAAATGCCATTCCTCTATTTGCGTAACCCATAATACACCGTCTCTTTCCACTAAAATAATTATTTTTTACAAATTATAATCTTGTACTACCTGGCTTAAGAACTCTCTTACCGCGTTCTTCTTTCTTGCTTCGGGTTTAATTACAAGCTCAGTTACCTTAAATCCCAGCAATTCAGCACCTTCTATATTTCCTCTAAGCAAGTTATGTAAATTATGACTATAATACTCATCCGTTACCTCAATCACCAATTCAAGCTTATGACCAGCAGGAAATGTAAGCATTTTTGTTGCTTCTCTATATAATTCATCTTCTTCCATTCGTTTATTGTGCCGACGTAGTTTTTCTTCAAAATCTTCAGATTTACTTATCTTTATCATTCTGTCTCACCTTTTTCTAAAATAAGAATTTTGTATAAATCTCATTACCAACCAAAATCAGTTGGTACATACACTTGTTGCTGTGTTCTAATAATTTGACGTAAGTCTGTTTGCGGTGGCATATGATCCGTTTCTGTCACCCGAATTAAATATCTCCATTCATGTTTAGTTGCTTCGACTCCACGATGAATATCAAACCAATCAAACTCAACTGGTGTACATGCAGGTACTGTAAATGCCTCTAATTCGCCCGATGCGACTTTTTCTCTTACTTGTTGGTTCACCATACCGTATAGCCTTGTGTTTGGTTCAGCAGGTACATCTAGCTCTACAGGTTGTCCAATAAATTCAGTTAAGCACCCTTCACCTGTAACAAGTAGATGAAAACGGCTAGTGCTCATTTTTTCTTGCGCGAATATATGTGGATTTGCTTTTGCTTCCGGTCGTAATTCCGAACCTCTTGGAACACCGTCACTATGCCAATTAGGAATCGCCGGACACATACCAGGCATTAACATATGAACTTTTGTATCTACAACAATATACTTGCGGTCATGTCGTAAATTCATCGCTCCAATAGCAGCCTTTGTAAGCTCTCCTCCATATTTCAGTGCATCATCTAATGAAGCATTCCATAATGCTGGTGTATTCTTTAATACATCAATACTTGGTTGCTCAATCTCTCTATACTCAAGAACACGAATTGGATTTCTATTAAACTGAAATTTAGATGTTTTCATTTTTTTCTCCCTTTCTATTCAAATAACGCTTTGGTTTAGTTTTCTCTTATGTCATAACCAACTATTTCAGCATCATCAAAATTCAAGTCTGTTTCTTCTACTTTTCTCACTTTTAACCCAGGTATTTCTTTTTGCAACAAATGTACAACATCATCAGCACAGTCCGAACGACTTTCTACACGGGCAATTATGATGTTCATTTGATTTTCCGATACATGATCTGGCAATATAAAATCATAAAATATTTTCCTTTTAATTCTTTCTTCTACTGTGATTTCTACTTTTCCCATTTCCTATCTCTCCCTTTTTAATAAAATTCAAATTTGATAACAACCCAGGACTCCCTCATTTAAGAAAGTCCTGGAAATATAATTATTTAACTTGAACCAATGGATTAGCTTCTCCACTCACTTGTGGTAACTTACCATCCCATTTTTCTATCTTTTTAATTTCTACAATTTCTGGCGTTAAAGACTTCTTAATAATCTCATTCGCTTCAGCTTTTCCTCTTGCTTCCTCAATGGCTTTCTCTGCATTAATTGTAGCTTGCTTTTTCTCAATCTCTGCTTTTTCAAGGTTTTGTTGAGCGTCTACTACTCCTTGAATCGCTTTCGCTGTATTTGCGTCTGGTTTAGGTGCTTCTAACGTAACGGAATCTACTAAGAACCCAGTAGTATCTACCATTTTTCTAAATTCCTTTTCTATCGCTCCATTAATCTCCCCTTGATGTTGGAATACCTCAAGAACTGAATAGTTAGAGAAAACGTTCAATGTAGCTTTCTTAAGTCGAGTCTGCAACCACCCGTTCTCAATCACATCTGGAGCTTGTCCTTTGAACTTGTTATAAATCTTAGGAAGTTTCTCTGCATCATTCATGTAATCATAAGATAGACTCACTGTTAATGGCTTACCATCTTTGGTTTGTACGCTGAATTTATCCACTTTAACCGTTTCTGTTGAAATAGGATAAGCTGTTACACGTTTAAATGGTGAAACTAAATGCCATCCTTGTCCTAAGGTTTCCTTTTCAATTCCTGTACTTCTGTTATAAACAACCCCTGCATGTCCCCCTGATCGATTACCTTCACACTCATTGCTGTTAGAATTCCACCTGTTAAAAGACTGAAACCTACTACTGCTGCACCTACGATTTTCTTTGTATTCATTTTATTCTTCCTCCTTAAACATGTTTTTAATTTTTAATACTACGTTTCCAATACACTCAAAAACTCCTAATTTCCCTGATACAATCCATAAAAATGACAACACCATAATAAACACTATAATTCCTACAAATAACGAGAACATTGCATCACTCCTTTCTCTTTATCTTCACAGCAATCCAGCGTGGTATTTTTGTATATTTTAAGAGTGCAAACATGGTAGTTTCCGTATCCCCATTCACAAATGACCAACAAACTCTTCCCATCTTTCTGTCCCAATTAAACGTTGGATCAAGTTTTTCGTTGTATGGCCATAACGCTTTGTTCTCTTTAATAGTTATATTTCCCATACCTTTCCTAGCTTTTTTAAACCATTTGTAATCTTTATTGTTACCCTTGCATGCATATAAACCATATTGAGTGCCTCTTGCATATCGCATTTTAAATTAATCCCCTTATCCTTTATTTGAGATCAAGCAAACTATTTATTCACTTGCTTTATCCAGCCATATCTTCAGCGAAAAATAGAATTTCTAAATTATCTGTTGCAACCTCATATATTTGATGCGAGTTCATGATTTGTACAGTTGCTCTATCACCTGTTACGTGTAAAACACGAGATGCATACACCTCATCCGTTACAACATCACCAGAACGATATTCGTTCGGCTTACGTCCTTTTTGAGCAAATACACGTCTTACGCTTTCTGCATCGATTTCTTCTACTGTTGCATATCTACATTTATTCGAATGATTGTAGCCCCAATCACTATGTATCGCTCCTTCGCATCCCCACGATCCCCATAACTCTACTTTGTCGTTAAAAGTATCCTTAATCACTCGTTTCACTTGTGTAATAACTTTGTTATCCTTCAATTCGCATACAACCCATTGACCAGTAGCTACATTCTTTTCATCAATTTGTAACTTCATTCCCCATCTCTCCTTAATTAAAGATTTATGAATTCAAACTAATTTGCTATATAAGTTAACTTCCTGCGCTGCATCATTTCTTCTCTTGATGGAATAACCAACTTTGACCAAGGTGAAGCTTCTTTTGCCTTCTTTCCACATTCTGATCGTGTTAACACTGGAGTTGTTATGGCTTCTTCTACAGTCCACTTCAAACGTTTAACTCTGTCACGTGCCGTACTATAACTAATACCATTTAATTCAGCTTGTTCCGCTTGTCCATCAGTTAACACTTTATTTTTACATTTTGAATTGGCTTGTTCCGCCAATTTTAATGCTTGATATTTATCTATAGGTGGCTTGCTGATTGCATCAATCAATCTCCAACCTTTTTTTATTCTTGCTGTATAAGTTGAATGAGAGATACCATTTTTCAAAGCTATTTCTTTAATGTTTTTCCATCTATTTGCGTTATATCTTGATGGTTTTGTCATTGCAATTTCTTTGTCCCATCCCAAATTTCTAATCCTACGTGTCAGTAATTCATTACTAATTCCATTCTTTGCAGCCGCCTCATATTCTTCTGGAGTTATATAATAATCATATGGATTCCGCATGAGTATCTTCTCCTATTCAATTGTTAGTTAAGTTCTTGAATTTCTTTTAACGATCTATTCGAAACTTCAATACTACGAATCTTAAAACTATAATTCTTACGATATTTTTCACGAATTTTTAACGCCGCTTCTTCTTTCGTTTCAGCTTCACAAAATTCTAATTTAAATCCTGATTCTGTAACAATATCCACCATGTATGTATCTATGAGTGGCTCGTAAATAAAATCATGATCTATTGTGATTTGTTCAGTCATTTGATTCACCTTCTATCGGTGAAAGCGTAATAATCATTTGTTGATCTAACACATTCCCTATTACAGCATTCATCCATAAATTAGGATTCATTTTTCTCATTAAAAATTCGATGACTGTAATTAACTCTTCAGTAGATAAGGAAACAAATTCTCCTAAAGGTTCTTGATTAAACTTACCACCACGTTTTTCAATCGTTAGAGCTACTCCGTTGTCAATCACGTATCTTTTTGCAGTAACTAAATCGAATTGACGGACTTTCTCGCGGCCGAATCCTTTTATTAGTTCCTTTAGAACATCATGAATGACACGAAAATCTAACACTTTTACTTTCTGTTCAAGCTGCTCTCTACACTGCTTGCATAAAGTCCTCTCCAAACCAGAAATATATATTTTACTCATATCAGACTCAGGAAAAGGATTTTCGCATTTATAACACTCTTCTCCAATTACATCTTCAAATGGATTTAACATGTAAATCGCTCCTATGATTTATATTTGTTTAGCATTTCTTGCAATCTCTCACGCTCTTCATCAATAGATTGCGAGTTTTGCTTTTCAATTTCTTTTTTAGTTGGCTCAACATCTTCACGTAACCAATCTGGAACAATTTCTTTTCTATTTGAACGACCAGGTCCCGAACCATTCAATCGCTTGTTCTTACTCATTTCAAAGCGTCTATCTAATGCAGCAACATCATCTAATGTTTTTACTTTTTGCTTTTCCCAGCTTTTCAAAATGGCCTTAATGTAATTCCATTTTGGCTTATTTTCATCAATAGCTTTGTGAGCAGCATGTTTAATTAGTTCGCTACCAAACGAATCACAAAACTCTCCTAATTCCGTAATGGCAATTTCACTTAACGGAATTCCTTCACCTTTTAAAAAGTTATAACTGACTTTAAATTCTTCATCGACTAATACATGTGATTTTGATTCTTTATTATCATCATGATAATAATTAGTATTTTGTATATTATTAGTACTTAGTAAAGAATTAGTATTTAGTAGTCGGCATTTTTCCATAGGGTGGTTCGTCCACTCGGTGGTTTCACCATCATGTGGTTCATCCATAGGGTGGCTTTTCCACTCAGTGGTTTCACCACTAGGTGGTTTATCCACCCTATGGTTTTTGGTATCTATGGTTGGTAATTCATAAACAATGGTTTCCCAATGTGAAATTTTTCCTGTTTCTGAATTTTGGATTGGATATCTCTTCAAATACCCTGCCTTTTTCAATTCTTTTAAGGTGCTTGTTGTTGTTTTCTCGCTATCCTTGGCATGTTGACTTAATTCAGTAGCATGAAATGTCCAATCGTCCGGTAAAGAAAGCATGTAGGCTAATAATCCCTTCGCCCTCCAACTTAAGTTCTCATCGCGCAAAGGCGTATTGTGTATCACCGAATAATTCGTATCCTTTTTCACTCGAAAAATACCCATATTTCCTACCTCTCCTATTTTCAAAACATTGATTAATTGTTATAATACGTATTATTATTTTTTCTTTAGGACCCGTTGCAGCGGGTTCTTCTCTTATGCTTTCTTGCGAATTCTTTCAACTACTTCTTTTCTGCCACCAACTTTTTCAAGACGATCTGCTACACGAAAAACCTCTGCTCTTTCTGCTTCACGATCACTTTTCTGTTTCTTAAAATACATAGCTGATAACTGTTTTGATATCTCTAAATCTCTTATACCTTGCTTCTGATAAGCGTTATGTAATTCAAGATACAAAGTTTTATTCCTTTCCTTATTTGCCTGGTTCATTTGTTTATATAACAGATGCAGATTTTGTATACACTCTCTACGCTCCTCTTCTAATTCCAAAGCCTTTTCTAGATGTTCCGGAAGGACTCGGCTTTCTATTCCCATCATTTAAAGCCTCCCTTTCTAAGCGATCACTTTCATCAAACTTTCGTTCAATGAAAGTACCACCTTTATAAACTCCATACGCAAGTATCACAATCCCTAATCCAAAGATACAGACATTCGTTGTACTTTCTACCGTTGTAATATCCATTAGGCTAAAACAAACACCTTTTTAGACTCAATTTCTTGCGCTAAAGCTTCTTTTAAATACTCTTTAATGTTATTCATCGCTTCTAACTTCCAAGCCCCACCATCGGCTTCAAACAAACCACAACGTGCCCCTTCACGCATTCTGAATACAAACTTACTTTCGGGTTGTTCTACTTCAACAAATGTTCGATATGGGCTTAATTGCACTGGATTAGGTACTTTTGCATTCCCTCTACTCGCAACTCCTGTTTTCACCGTTACAGCTTGCGATACACCATCATCTCCAATTTCCTTAACATCATTTTCGACAACCGTACCTACTACCTGTAAAACAATGTCTCGATGATTGTTTTGTACAAAACCTGATTGCAATGCAATATTAAATTCTTCTCTGTCATAAAAGCTTCCAAAATTAAAACGTGGAATGGATGCTTGTGCTTCGATATAAGTACTTCTAGCCTTATCTCCATTAACCGCAGTAAAGCATCTTACCGTTGTTGGGTTTACAATATGAATCATTACAGGTTCAGTTGTGTCAAATTCTGATTTCACGTAACCTACTAAACCAGATAAACTACGAACAGTAATCTCTGCTGGTGTCGGTTCTTGCACAAGATGTAATCGTTGTGTTGAATAAGTTTGTTCCCCGATTTTATGTGTTTCAATCGTTCCAATCTCTAATACCTTTTCAATTGCTTCTCTTGTCATAGTCATTTTTATTTCCCCTTTTCTTAATTAGATTTACTTTTCATATAATCGATTACTACTGTTTGCTTCTCAGCAGCCTGATTTTGTTCTTTTTCTTCTACTTCTTCTACTTCTTCTACAGGTTGTCCAACATCTGTTTTCACATCACCCTGTAGATCCATATAAAACTGTCCCTGGATCCCGGAAGCTAACTCTTGACCAACTAAATTTCCGTTTTGGTCCATATCTAATAGAATCTTAGACTCTACCGCTTCTGTTGGTGCTAGTTTCGAAGTGGCTTGAACCTGACAATTCCATACATCACGCTTTTTATCACCAGCAAACGAAAGTGTTAAAACAATCTTTCTTGCTTTTTTAGGATCAGTATTTAAATCCGCCATATTTTCCATTACACGCTCAAACTCTTGATGAAATCTTTCAGCAAGTGCTCCATCAGCAAATGTATTTAAATCAATCATGACTTCCATTATTTCTCTCACCTAATCCTTCCTTCTTAAAATTCAACATCTACTTGAATATCAATGTTCATAGGTATTTCTTGCGTTACACGAATTGATTTTGGACTTACACCTTTTTGAATCAACTTTTTAACTTCTTCTTTTGCAGCTTCTTTTGTGTGAAACTCACTGATACCTGGAAAACCTGCGAAATTACTAGTAATCACTAAAATCTTTTGTTGCATGTTTGCTCCTCCTACTGAACTTCCGCCATATTTATTTGTGCATTTGTAGCTGTAATTTCTTCTTCTAAAATGATTGGAAGTGAATATTCTTCATTAATGATTTGAATCGCTCTATCTAAATGATGACGTTTAATAGCTTTATAACTACTAATTCCAAACTCTCTATGTAATTGACTATAAATATCGCTATACACTTTTTTTCTAAGGCTAACATCCCTATAAGCATTAGATTCCTTACCACCTAATAGAAGAACACCTAACTTTCTTACAACCTTTGATACTTCATCACATTCGATAGCATATAAAGGGGCGTTTTCTCGTAAATCCTTCACATCGGATTTAATCTCCTGAATTTCCTGGGTATGTCCTTCTAAAGCTTGAAACGTTAACTTTAAAACTCCCATTGGATCTGTAGGTATTTTTTGTTGATTTTGTATATGTTGCTTCATTCGTTTAAACTCTTCAATAAACTTGATTTTCATTTGAACAGCTTCTTTTGTGTTATAACTCATTGCAACTAGCGTGAAAGCTTCTTCTGTTAAGTTATACTTAAGGTATTTTCGCCCACGCTCATTTTCATAATTTGACTCGTGAAAATTTACGAGTGAAAATTCAGGTCCTGCATATTCAATTTGTTTTCTAATATCTTTCAACACATTGTCATGTGTCTTTACAAACATTTCAGCAATCATTAGACTATCTGTTACTACTTTTCCGTTGTTTTCAAATACTAATGCTTGTTCGTTTGCTACTGTTAAATGATTCATGTTACTTTCCTCCTCTACAAATTCGGAATAACTTTAGTTTTATTCGTATTACGATGCGCCAAATGCAATTCATTACTTACTTTTTTAAAAATCAACCAATTATCAGGATTCAAATTGTATGATTTAATATGAATCTTTTCTTTTTTTGTTGGCTTTTTACCATTTTTCAATTAACTCACCTCCCTTCGATCTGAAACCTTACGGTTCATTTCGTATAACTTAGTTTTACTTCTGCGCATTTTTTAACAATTTCATGCCCTTTCATAATTCGTGTTGCTAATAGTACTCCGTTCATGCTTTTCACTCTCCTTAAGATTTATTGACTTAATGGATATATGTAAGTTAACTTGCTTTTATCTACTCACAATCTGATTAAAATGCTTTTCAAGAAACTCTTGCATTCTATCAGCTATAAACAACCACTTTTTCCCTCTAGACTCTGGGTAATAAACAAAACCACCGTTATTAATATCCAATATTTTTTTATAACAAGGTTTGTAAAGAATATTTTGTGTTAACCAACCATAACTATATCCAGTAGCTTTTTTTAAATCCTTCATTTCCCACCATGTTTTTTCTTTTTTCACTTAAAATCCTCCTCATAATATTGAGATACTCGATATTAATCTATAAAAAAAAGATACTCAATTGGTAATCCTAACTTTTTTTTAATAACTTGCATCTCATAATCCGAAAATGAAAATTTCCCTTTTTCCTTCGCAGAGTATGCGTCTCTATTGATTCCCAATGCAATTGCCATTTCTGCAATCGTGATATCACGTGCCATTCTTTCTCTTTTTAAAATTCGTTTAGGTTTTAAATATTTCTTTCTAATTTCTTCTTTAACAGTCATTGTGTCACCTCCGAATTATCCGATGACCAAATAATATCGCATATCTCGATATTATTCAAGCTATACACAAAAATAATATTACGATGTACAATATTTTTATTGTGTCACGCGTTATTTTAGAGTATACTATCCTTATCGTATCAATGGATGGAGGTCACTTGAAATTGAAAAAAAATATTCTGGGTCCAGCGATCAAATATTTACGTAAATACAGAAGAATGACTCAAAAAGATTTAGAAAAAGTTACTGGTTATAAACAAAGCACCATATCTGGTCATGAAAATAGAAATAGCACACTTGATGAGTTAGATATACAAAATTATGCAAAGGCATTACAGGTAAGTCCCCAAAGTTTCTTTACGATAGCAGAAAAGCTGGAAAAAGGAGAAAGAATTACTGATGATGATGTATCAGGGATTATCACTATAAACAAGGATCAGGAAACAGAAGATGATCCTCATATGGTAATCGCAGCTCACATGGAAGATAATCTAAGCAAAGAAGAACTACAAGAGGTAATGGACTTCATTAATTTTGTTAAAAGTAAAAGAAAATAGGAGCATTTATATGAACAAGTTGGAAACACTTATAGCACAATATCCAGAAATAACTTTCAACTTTAATAATGAGATGCCTAATGGGTTAAGTGGACTTTGTGTTGGTAGTGAAATATATATCAATAATAATCTTAATCAAACCATTGCAGAAAAGTACGTAACAGTTAGTGAGGAAATAGCTCACTTTGAGAAAGGCATAGGTAATATAATTAAACAGGAAACTATTACCGAACGTCAGCAAGAATTCCAAGCCCGAAAAATAGGCTGCCTCCGAATTGTTACAATTGATGCTTTAATACTATGCTATGAAAAAGGCATCCAAACACCTTGGGATATAGCAGAAGAACTTGAAGTTACAACGGCTTGTGTTATAGATGCATTTGAATATATCCGGATGACAAAAGGAGTATCTTTTTATCATAAAAATTACTTAGTTCATTTCTTAACTGATACACATATAAACATTCAAAAGTTTTAGCGAATTTTATTTTGAATGGAGGAGAAAAACTTGGCAAGCTTTGAAAAAAGAGCAACTGGTTGGAGGTATCGCGTTTCTTATAAAGATGGAGATAAATACAAAACAAAAACCCAAGGTGGATTCTCGACCAAAAAGGAAGCAGCAATTGCAGCAAGTGAATTAGAAAAAAAAATAAGTCGTGGACATAATTTAAATGCAGAAGATAAACTATTCTCCGAGTATATGAGAGAATGGTTTGAAGTATATAAAAAAGGAAAACATAGTCTATCGCATGAGAAAAACCTTTTACAATCTGTAAAATTAGTCGAAGAACATTTTATTGGTGTCCGTATGAAAGACTTAAATAGAGTTTTATATCAAAACTTTTTAAATGAATTATCTAAAAAACGTGCTAAAATGACCGTCAAGAAAAAACATAACTGTGTTAAAGCATGTATAAAATATGCAATTGAAGATGGAATTTTGCATAGAGACCCTACTTACAAAGCTATCATACATGGAGAGAATGAAACAAAATCAGAAGAATTAAAGTTTATCAATCAAGAAGAGATGAAAAACATAGTGGATGAATTACGCGCAAATTTGACACCACAATACATTTCAAGATATATAATTCTTTTTGCCATAGCCACTGGGGCAAGATTTGGTGAAATAATGGGGATGACATGGGACTGTATAGACTTAGAAGAAAGAACAATTACAATCAATAAGACTTGGGATTATCGTGATAAGAATGACTTTGGTAACACTAAAAATTATCAATCTGTACGTACAATAACAATTGATCAGGAAACAGTGAGTATGTTAAAAGATTTACAAAAACACCAAAAAGAACATGCTCTGAAAACAGGTTTAAGGAATACTAAAAATTTGTGCTTTATTAATAATCAAATGGAAGTTATAACAAATAACGCTGTAAACAAAGTTCTTAAAAAGATTTGCGCAAGGTGCAATGTTAAACCAATAACATGTCATTCATTACGCCATACACATGCATCTATACTCTTATACAATGGCGTTAATATAAAATACATTTCAAGAAGACTTGGCCACAAAGATATTGTAATTACACTACAAACATATTCACATGTCTTAGATGAAATGGAACAAAAGGAATCTAGAATCGTTGATCAAACTATGTTGAATTTGTTCCAATCAGTTATATAA